TCTCGATAAATGTTTCTTCTTGAACTTCAAAAAAGAGCTCGTGGGTTGCCCACAGCTCTTCCAGACGTTCTTCCAAATCTTCATCCTTATTCTCAAAAGCCAGCTCGACTGTCACGCTCTTAATCTGATGATTAACTGTGTTGTCAGCTGCATTGATGGCTGGACTTGATTCGTAATAGACCAGGTAAGGTAGGTCAGGAGCGTTCCCAGTTTTAAACGCTCGATAGGTGACAGGCAAGTTTACCTGTTCTAAAATAGCAGCAAAGTCTGATAGCTTCATTTCCCAATCTCCTTGATACGCTTCTCAAAGTTCTGAATTGCTTTTTCTTCAGCTGGCTTGATGTGGACGATACCAGCGACACGACCACCATTTCTTGAAAGGTGTCCGTTCTCAAGTATGTGAGTAAGACTTGCAACTGCGTTGAACACAACAAAAGAGCCATTGGCCAACTTCTTCTTTTTCCAACTTCTACGATACTTTCCGTATCGTTTCGGACTTGTCTCTTTCAACTCATCCACAGTCTCATCAGCCACCTGCTCTGCAATCTTATCCACTTCTTCAGTAACCTCATCAGAGTAAGCTGCAAGCTCTTTCGCTATCAAATCAGCAAGGTCATTGCTCATTTCAAGACCTCTGATAAAGTCAACTCTAAAATTTCAGAATCGATAGGATAGGTTTTCAAGATACGATATTGCTTGCCTTCAAATTTCGCAAACTCCTGATTCTCATACTCAAAATTTCGAATCTCAACGACCAAGCTCGGTTTTAGACCTGCCTGATTTGCTTGATAAAATTCAGAGCGAGTAACCTTCTTTTTACGACACAACAGAGTAACTTCAACATCTTTAGAGATTGGTTGTAGTAACTTATCCTTACCTGTTACTTTTTTAGAGATCAGTTTGATTTCATGATTCCACATTCTTGACCTCTTTCTTTGATGCTATCTGTAAATTATGCAGTCGCCATTGAAGATGACGTGGCATATCCACCCCACCCTCATAGCGATAAGCAGCATAGTCAACGATAAACATTTCATGGTCAGCACGCTCACCAACAAGCTCGATACCGAGATTATCGGTCAATTCAGTGATGACACTTGAAATGATTTTTTTTAACGGCTTGTCTCTCAAGTCGGTTGAAATACCCAACTTAAGTTTCAGCAATTCCAAAAGCTGACCTTCGTCCATGTTTACTCCTCAACTTCCTTAGCAGGCTCTTCAGCAGTTTCATCAACTGTTTCTTCCTGCTCAACTGCGGGATCTTCTTTCACTTCTTTGGTTTCAGGAGCTGGTTTCTTAGGTTCATCATCTCCCAAAACCTCAAGGAAGATAGAGCCAGCAGTGTTGGCACCAGTCAAAAGGCCGTTGGTAAAGCTATCTGTTGGCTCATATCCTTCACGAGGGAAGATATCGCCAACAGCATAGTCATGTTTTTCAGGATCAGCCAAGTCCTTGAAAGGACGGATTACTTTATAGCTCATACGCTACCTCCTTAAGCTACAACATCAGTGTAAGTTCCGAAGAATCCAGCTTCTTCATCTGCTTTCTTAATATCCAGACGGATGAAAAGTCCAAGCAATTGTCCGTAAATGTCATTGTTCACCCATTTAACGGATACTTGGGCGCGGTCAAACTCTTTGACGAACTCAGTGACATCCCCAATGAAGAATTTCATGTCTCCTTCATTTCCAAACACTGTATCATCTACTTTGTAGATTGTTTTTCCACCAAATGAATAGCCAGTAGGTGAAGCCACATCAGTTTGAAGCATATAGCGTCCATCTTTGTCTTTCACCTTGTCAAGTGCGGCAAACATTGACTTAGTTACAACGATACTTGCTTTATAAATTGATTTAAGCTTCTTGTTGTAGATATCTTTAATCCCATCAAATCCAGACGCATCTACTTGGGTAGCTGTTTTGAGGACAGCTGTAACTAATGACAATTCAGTGTTTTCACCTTGGTTGAATACTTCGTCTTCAACAATGGACATGATGTCATAGTCTGCGTCGTCAATCATTTCTTGTGACACAGGGACATATCCACGGTAAGTCTTGATTGAATAATCAATCTCACTGATTGCTGGTTTTCCGAGTTCTGGATTTGATTTCAATTCATCTATTGAAACCATTACACCATCCGTTTTCTTGATAAGTGGATATTTACCAGATCCGCTATTAACTTTAACACGTTCCACAAGATCCAAAAGCGGATTGCGTGTTTTGTTAACAAAATGAGGTTTCAAAACTTCAGTAGGGATTAAAGCTGCGCTTCCTGAATCAGTAGTTTTCAAACCTGTGATGTCACGAGTTTGACCAGTACGAATGTATTTAGCAATTGCGTCACGTTGTTCCAATTTTTGTCCTCCACGTTTTTCTTGACTTGGATAAGTCGGTGCTTTGCGATTCAATTCTTCAACTTGATTTTGCAAATCTTCAATTTCTTTTTCAAGTTGTTCTTTTTCTGCCAATTTATCATCCAATTCTTTTTGGATGTCTTCCAGGCTATTTTCGACAGCTGAAACTTCTTCGTCAGTTCCAGCTTGTTCCAACTTCTTCGCTTCAAGTTCAGAGCGCTTGTTCAATTCTTCAATCGATTCTTCGAGTTCAGCTACTTTGTTTGCTTTAAGATTAGCACGAGCACTTAAAATCTTTGATTTGTTCATAGATTAAATTTCTCCTTAATTTCTTTCTTGCGCTTGTCCAGCGCTTCACGATTGGCACGCTGTTGACTTTCAAAGTCTTTTTGTCGTGCAGCAATTTCCGTTTGAGGATAAGCTGGGAAAGTACATGGACTCACTTCAAAGATTTCTAATTCTAAGATAGTGTCCAGGTACGAACCATCTGCTTGCTCTTCCGTATTGATTTTGATTGGGATAAAACCAAAGCTACATCCAATCACATCACCACGCTGAACACGAGCATAGGCTCCAACAGCTTGCGGATCATCTTTGTTGATGATGATATCACCGTAAAGTCCGATTTTATCAACTCCCAAAATGACCGTTCCATTACCAGTCCGACCAAGCACCAAACTATCATCATGATTAAATAATGCCCTGATGTCAGCTCCTTTGATGGCTTTTTCAACACCTTCACGCTTGATTACCTCAAAGTAGCCTGGCCATAGTTCAGTAACTTCATCAAACTTGATAAAGTACCCACTCAAAATCAAATCACCGCTGTCAGCTTCTTCTCGTGTTTTAAATTGAGCGGTACGATAACTATTCCGTTTGTTCATTCTCTTCCTCACCCCCTTTCAGTTTCTTTTGATCCCCAAGTCTGTCTTGCGGTAGATAATTTTCAAGAGCGAGGAGCTCATCCATATCAGGATCTGGTGGCATCCCAAGCCAATCCCTCCACTCGTTTCGACGCATTGCCATATTTTGGGTCATCTGTTTAGCTACTGATGACAATTCTGTAATGTCATACGAATAAAGCGAGCGAGCATTAAGTTTGAAATACCGATTGTTTGAAACGAGTAAGTCTCTAGTTAATGTCTGAGTGATTGTCGTAGCAATACTCATGACTGTGGTGTTGACAAAGTTGTTGTATTCTTCTTTGTTGAAACTTCCAACTCCCAAAATAAAAGCTGGAACTCCCAAAAGCCCAGCAACTGTTTTCTTGTCAATTTCAACAGATTCATTGATAGCGATATCTTTTAAACTTAATGGCTTGACCTGTTCAACCTCTAGCAAAGCATCTGGAATAATCCACGGCTCACCAGCTTGACTAGTGCTAAGATATTTCTTAGCGACCTGGTCACGTCCCTCTTGTGTTCCTAATTCCCCACTAGAAGAATCAACCTTAACAATCAGGCTAGGAACGTTCTTTCCGTTCATAAATCCTTTTTTGATTTGAGTCGCAAGGTTTAAATTCCTAACAATATCCCTCAGAGCAAGTCTGTATCCAGTTCCTACAAATGGATTATCTGGATCTGGATTGATTACAAAGTGAACAATTTCGTTTGGGTTGTAGTCAACACCACGATAATTCATAATATAGCTAAACTCATCACTTCTAAAAGAAACTTCGCTCATTGGGAATGGTCTCAGGTTCAAAATATAATCATTCACAGGATCATATTCGACATGAAGAACCGAATTTCCATCACCAAATAACAACAGGTCACGCACAATCTTGAAAATCCAAGTTTTGCGAGTCATGTTGTCGCATGGATTTACATCAATCTTGCGAGCTAGCCCGTCTTTTATTCGGATGTCGCCTTTGTCAGTATTCTCCATCAAATGAATGGTCATGTTAGATACCATGTCAGCAATCTTGTTAACTGCTGCAATCACATCAGGGTTGCGAGCCAAAGGCACATAGCCATCACCGTCGATATAAAGCCCAAAATCTGAATGAGTGATAACATTCGTTCCACCTCGACTCTTACCACGTTTCAAAAACCTATCTAAAAGCCCCATCTTTTCTCACCTCCTTTCTCTAATCAAAGAAGCTCATGACATTCTGATTCTTACCAAGATTAGCAAGAGCCTGAATGCAAGCAAAAACGCTGGCATCAAACAAGTCAATTCTTGCAGTACCACCGTCACCGTCTAATTTCTCATATTGCACAGCATCATCCACCTTTTCAATTGCTCTAACATTGCTCACACAATATTCGTAAGCGTCCGAATGAAGATAGTAAAATTCTTTATTCTTAACTTTGAACTCAATCCGTCTGAATCCCTCTGATTTCAGATAAAATAGCTGAGGTTGGTCAATCATCTTGAACCGAGCTTGTTTCATCTTCGTCAGGAACTCTCGACCAAACTTCCTATCCATTCCGACAGCAGCAATCTTAAACCCTTTCTCTCTCATCTTGATAAACCATTTGACAATATCATCATAGAGAACGGTCGGAGTATTGCTCATCGTCAACCAACCATCAGACTGCCACCCAAAGAGGGGAATCCCGTCATCGTTGGCCTTTTTCTGAGCGTTGACACGAGGGAAGAAAGCGTGTGTGATACAGATATCAATATCTTTTTCACCATCATGATAGACACCATAGAGAGCAGCAGCGGTTAAGTCGTGCAATCTTGACAAGTCAGCACCACCATACCACTGGATAGGCAAGCGTGCCAGCTCTTCCAATGTCCAATCGTATTGACTATCTGAAGCTATGAATTCATCAGGATTGAAATAAGCATTCATAGAGTTTGTGAAGACATTCAAAGTCTTGTTGAAAAACTCATTTCTTGTCTGTGGGTCGTTCATAGCCTGCTCGGCTTCTTCTCTCAGAGCCTTGAGCGACACCGTCACTCCCCACGAAGGATTTGCTTTTTTAAGAACATTCTCGTCCAGGTAATCGCCCACGTCTCCATCAGTCGTCTGGTCAGCTTTGCAGATAAACATGAACAAGGAATCATCCTTGACCAATTGCTTAAGGACCTTTTGACAATATTTCAGACGGTTAGCAAGGAAACCAGTAGGAATATCACCAGCCGTAGAGATAACAAAAAGCATACTGTTTCGGTATGCTGACATTGTTTTCTTCATAAGACCGTATTTCTTACTGTTCCTCATCGTGTGAGCTTCATCCAGGATAATTACATTACCGTTTAATGAGTCCAAACGGCTTTCATCGTTGGCCAGTGCCTGGATAAAGAAAGAACCTTCATCCCCAAAATTAGCAGTGATTGAGTGTTCCTGGTTGTTATCCTTGATACGAATGTTCTTGTCATTCCATCGCTCTACATTGAACTTCAAGAATCCAAAAGCTTCCATCGCTTGCTTGACCGAGTTGGCCACGATATAGCATTTTGAACCGCTATCAGTGTCTAATATCTGATAAGCAAGTGCGATTGCAGCAGTAAATGAGGTCTTCCCATTCTTACGAGCAAGCATGATAAGCGCTTCTTTG